CAGAGAAAGATACAGCTTCGGTTTTACAGACTGGAGAGGTGTATACGGATCTGAAGGCGTAGCATAATAACTAATTGATACTAGGCGTAGCAATACGCCTAGTATTTTTAAATCAACCCCAAACGACTGCGAAAGCAGACTATTATAGGAGATAGACATATGGGAACAACAACATTTTCGGGACCGATAAAAGCGGGAACGATATCACAAACAACAGGAACAGCACTTGGCGATAGTATAAAAAATACTGGTCAAGTAATAATGGCACAATCAGTAATAGTTGATATTATTGGTGCTTCACATTTAAATCAAGTATGTGCAGTAGTTCCAGCAAACTCACAAATAGTTGACGTTATACTTAATGTAACTACAGTGAATAATGATGGTGGTGCAGCAACTGTTTCAGTGGGAACAGTAGCGGATGCAGATGCATTTATAGCTACACAGACTGTTAAAGGTTTAGCAACTACTCACGGTACTTTAGATACAGAAGCAACTAATGTTGGTACAACTGATATACAAGTATTAGCAGATTTTACAGGTGCTAATGGCAATGGTACTACAGGTGCAGCAACAGTAACTGTTATGTATTTACAAAATAATTCTATTGCAGTGGCAGCAGATTTATAATAAATAATTAATTAGAGGGCCTTCGGGCCCTCATAAAATTATGTTTGAAAAATTAAAAGAATTAGGCGAAGCATTTAAAACTTTTGGAAAAAATGATGAAGTTGAAGTAGATGAAAAAACATCTATTGAAAAACTTGATGAGTTTAATCAAGCCAATGATATTTTTTCTGCTACTCAATCGGAAGAAAGTAAAGATATTGAATCTATTGATGATACTTCTAAAACAGAAACTTCAAAAGATATTATAAATAAAGAGGATAAAGAAGATAAAGAAAAAAAAGAAGATAGTTTAGAAAAAAAATTAAAAAATATAGAAAAAGTAATAGAAACATTTAGTGGAGCAGGAGAAGCAGAAATTATACCAACAAAGGATATGTATGCTACAAGTGGTAATAATATTAATCCAAAAGCACTAGATATGGGATCAGTTCAAGCAAAAGAATTAATCACAGAATACTTAAAACCCTCTGTCAATTCTGATAGAGTTGGTTTACTATATGAAAACTTACGAAAATTAAATTTAATTTAGGAGAAAAAAAATGGCAGGATCAGACTTAAATGTAGCTTTTACTTCTACTACTGGAGGTACACAAACATTATTTGGTGGACCTACTAGATTAAAAGCTTTTATAATTACACCAACAGCCAGTGCAGGCACAGTAGTTTTTAAAAATGGTGGTGTAAGTAAATTTACAGTGCCTACAGCTGCAAGTGTATCATCAGGACCAGTTACTATTAATTTACCAAGTGACGGTGTAAGATTTGGTACATCTTTACAAGTAACTTTAACCGATGTTGGTGGTATAACAGCATTTTTTGCATAATGGAGAAATATGGCTTTATCGGGAACTTCAACTTTTACTTTAACAGTAAATGATGTAATACAAGAAGCTTATGATAGAATAGGTGGTGATCCTATTTTAGGTTATGATGTAAGATCAGCTAGACGAAGTTTAAATATAATGTTTAGTGATTGGGCTAACAGAGGTTATAATCAATGGACTGTAGAATATAAAACTTTAGCTATTACAACCGGAACAACTGAATATACTTTACCAGGTGATACAGTAGATGTTATTAATGCAAATATTCAAATAAGTGACGGAACTGAATATGCTATGACTGCATTAGGTTTAAATGATTATGCAGCAATTTCAAATAAAACAACACAAGCTAGACCTACACAATATTATTTACAAAGATTAAGTGTACCTGTTTTAAAAATTTATCCAGCACCTGATACTAATTACACAATTACTTATTATAGAATGAGAAAAATAGAAGATATAACTGCATCTACTGTAAGTGGAGTAGAACAAAATATTGATGTTCCTTTTAGAGCTTTCGAATGTATGTGTGCAGGACTTGCTTATTATCTTTCTAAAAAAAGAACTGGTGTAACACCAACTACTCAACAAACATTAAAAATAGATTATGAAGAAGCATATCAACGATTAGTTGCTGGCGATGATACTCCTTCAACTCGAATTTTACCAGCAACAGGGAATAGTTTTTACTCATAATGCCTAGAGTACCTGCAAGTACGAGACCTCATAGATCACCTTCACCAAAATTTTCTGGTGGAAAATATGCTTATGCAATTTCTGATAGATCAGGATTAAGATTCCCATATCAAGAAATGGTTTTTGAATGGACTGGTATGTTTGTACATACTTCAGAGTTTGAACCTAAACAACCGCAATTAGATTTAACTTATTTTACTGATGCTCAAACTTTAAAAAATGCTAGACCATCAGCTAATATATCTGCAACACAAGCAGCAAGAACTGGTGGTGGAATAGTTGGTTCATCTACAGGTGGTGTTCCTAATCAAGTAACTGCTTTACCTAGTTTTAAAAATACTTCGGGTAATTCTGTATATGTAGGAGTTGCAACAATTCCTATTACTTGGTATACTAATAATACAAATTTGTTACAAATAGGTCTAGGAAGTGTTACTGTTGTAACATGATGAAAGATAAAAAATTAGGAATAATGGTAGCAACACCTTGTTATGGAGGATTACTTTCAGAAGGATATCTTCATGGCATTTTAAGTTTAACTCAAACAGCAGCTCAACATTCATTTAAAGTTCATTTAAATACTATGGGAAATGAAAGTTTAATTACTAGAGCTAGAAATACTTTAGTAAGTCAATTTTTAGATCACTGTGAAGAGAAAGATAATGAATTTACTCATTTATTATTTATTGATGCTGATATAGGATTTAAAGGTGATGCTGTTTATAGATTATTAAATCAAGATGTAGATATAGCTTGTGGAATATATCCTAGAAAATCAATTGAGTGGAAAAATGTTCCTAATATGGTAAAAGAACACGGATCTGATATGTTAGAACAAAGAGCATTAGGATATAACTTAAATTTTGCTAATCCTGAAAAAATAGATGTAACTAAAGGTTTTACTGAAGTATTAGATGCTGCAACTGGGTTTATGTTAATCAAAAAAGAAGTATTTGATAAAATGAAAGAAGCTTATCCTAATCTTCAATATACTAGCGATCAAATTATTAATAATAATAGGTATGCTAGTAAAAATTGTTTTGCATTTTTTGACTGTATTATTGATGAAAAAAGTAATAGATATTTAAGTGAAGATTATGCTTTTTGTAGATTATGGCAAAAAATAGGCGGTAAAATACATGCTGATCTTCAAAGTCCATTAACACATTATGGAACTTATCCATTTGCTGGGCACGTTTGGACAAAGTTTAAAATTGACGAGGTAATTAAAAATGGCAATGACATACAGCAGTCTTCAAAATGATATTAAGGTTTGGGCTGAAAATACAGGAACAGATTTTACTAATCAAATAGATACTTTTATTGATAATGCTTTTGAATCATTATCAAGAGATATTGATCCTATAGGTTTTAATGAAAATGTAACTACTACAGCTATAGCTGGTGATAGATTTGTAAATCTTCCTACTGCTATTGAACCTATGTTATTTAATTATTTAACAATAACTGTTGGTTCTAATGTAAGTTATTTAGAAATGAAACCTTTAGCTTTTGTTCAAGAATATTGGCCTGATATTTCTCTTCAAGGTCAACCAAGATATTTTGCTAATTTTGATGATGATAGAGTATATTTAGCACCTACTCCAGATCAAAATTATACTTTAAAATTAGGATATCAAGGAAAAATTAATCCTTTATCTAATACTAATACTACAAATTGGTACACAGAAAACATTCCAAGTACATTACTTTATGCAAGTTTAGCTGAAGCAAATCTCTTTACAAAGAACATGGAAGACTATACTATATATAAAAATTTGTATAAAGAACAAGTAGCTGCTATTAACAATGAAGCTCGTAGAAGAAGAAGAACCGACTACAAGTTTCCTGGTAGCCCACTAGGTACAAATACATTAACTGGAGGACAATAAATATGGCAATAACACAAGCGATAGCTACTGTATTCAAACAAGACTTAATGTCGCCTGGCGGAAACCTTGCAGCACAATCTTTAAAATGTGCTTTGTACACGAATGCGGCAACTTTAAATGCAACAACTACGGTTTATAACCCGGGAAACGAAGTAACATCATCTGGAAGTAATTATACTGCAGGTGGAAACACATTAACTAATGTAGCAATTTCTGTAGATGGAACTACTGCAATTTTTGATGCGGATAATGTTACATTTCCAAATGCAACAATTTCTGCACAAGCTGCACTAATATATAATGCAAATAATGCAAATTCTGCAATTGCGGTTTTAGATTTTGGAGGAGTTAAAACTTCTACAAATGGAACTTTTGAATTACAGTTTCCAACTGCTAACGCATCTGCTGGCTTAATCAGAATAGCATAAGGAGAAATTCCTTATGTCGTTGGTTAGAACAATAAATGTAACCGTTTCTAATCCGGGAGCAGGGAACAGATATTATTTAGATGGAGTATTAACTGCTACTGCTAATTTAGGAGTAGGCGGTTCATTTAGATTTGATCAATCTAATAATACTAACGGTGGTCATCCACTTAAATTTTCTACAACAAGTAATGGAACACATGGTGGCGGTTCTGAATATACAACAGGTGTAACTTATAATGGTACACCTGGTAATTCAGGTGCTTACACAGAAATAGAAATAACAAGTAGTACACCTACTACTTTATATTATTATTGTCAGTATCATTCTGGTATGGGAGGCACTGTAACTATAACTACAAATTCTTGGGGTGCTTTAACTTGGAACCTTGGAACTTGGAATTCTCAAAATAATAATGTTTCACAAATTTCTGGTATACAAACTTCTAGTGCATTAGGTAATACTATTGTAGAAAATGATATTCGAGCTGGTTGGGGACATGGAACTTGGAGCGGTGGACCTTGGAATGGACCGGGTGAAACCGCATATATAAGTGGTTTACAAACAAATATTTCTTTAAATTCTATTACAGTTGATGCACAAATAAATGCAGGTTGGGGAAGATCAACATGGAATTCTGCTACATGGAATAATGCACCTTCGGCTTTAATTTCTATAACTGGTCAACAAGTAGAAGTTGAAATTGATTTAGGAGTTGGTTGGGGTAGAGAAGAATGGAACTCAGGACCATGGAATTCACCAGGTGGATTTGTATTAGTTGGAACTGGAAGTATATTTCCAATTACTGGTCAATCATTAACTTCTAGTTTAAATAGTGTAACTTCTACTACGGGAACAGCTTTAGTTACTTTAACTGGTCAACAAATAAATTCAGCAATTGGTACAACTTCAACTAAAGGTGAAGTTATTCAAGGAATTACTGGAATAACATCTACTACATCAATAGGTACTTATACAATTGCAGCAGGTGGAGCTATTACAATTGTAGTTCCTGAACTTGAAGTAACTACTGCTGTAGGTACTATTACAACAGGAACTGCTAATACAATTGATATTACTGGTGAAAATATAAATACTGCTATATCAAATGTTACAATTGCTTCAGGTAACGTAATTCCAATTGTAGGAATAAATACAAATGCTAATGTCAGTTCTGTTGTAATTAGTAGTTCTGGATTTTTAGTTATGTCTGGTCAACAAATGACTTCTGCTTTAGCTAATATTATACCTAATTCTAATAATAATATTAATATGACTGGAATGCAAGTTAATGTTACCCCTACAAATTTAAGATTTTGGGATCCTATTGTTGATAATAATACTGAAAATTGGACTAATATTTAGTGTACAAATGTGTACAAATATATATTATTTACAAAAATAAAATAATAAGGTATAAATAATTATGGCTTCAACTTATACAACTAGATTAAAATTAGAAAGACAAGCTTCAGGTGAAAACTCAGGTAACTGGGGTAATCTTACAAATTATGTTTTAAATAGAATTGATTCCTCTGTAAGAGGTTATGTTGCATTAAGTGTTGCAGGTTCTGCTAATGTAACTTTAGTATCTAATACATCAACTACTAATACAGCAGAAGCTGCTGATGATCAAGTTCACAATAAAGTAATAGAATTTACAGGAGCTTTAACAGGATCTATTCATGTATTTACTGATGCTGTTGAAGGTGAATATATTTTATTCAATAATACTTCAGGATCTTACAGCTTAACTTTTGCTAATACTGGTCATGCTGCTAATGGTGTAGCTATTTCTCAAGGAAGTAGAGCATTAGTATATTCAGATAGTTCTACTATATATGATGCAGGATTTGTAACTCTTCCTGGAACGCAAACTTTAACAAATAAAACTTTAACAGCTCCTAAAATTGGAACTTCAATTTTAGATACAGGTGGAAATGAATTATTTAAATTAACTGCAACAGGTTCAGCAGTAAATGAATTAACTTATAATAATGCTTCAACAGGTAACAGTCCAACATTTACTGCTTCTGGTGGTGATAGTAATATTGGTGTAACAATTAGTCCTAAAGGAACAGGAGTTTTTAAATCAGGATCTAGTGCAGTTAAAATTTCAGGCAAAGACACTATGTGGGTTCCAGCTTCAGCTATGTATGCAACAACAACTAATCCAGCTGCTGCTGCTCAGATTGAAACAACAGCTTTAAGACCAGATTTAAAAGTTATGGATTTTGCAGACGGTGCAGACGATCACGCACAATTTTCAGTAGCTTTTCCTAAATCATGGAATGAAGGTACAATCACCTACCAATGTTTTTGGACACCAAGTACTACAAACACAGGAAACTGTATATTTGGATTACAAGGTGTAGCAGTTGGAGACGGTGATACTATTGATGTTGCTTTTGGAACAGCGGTAAATATTACAGATGCTGGTATAGGAACAGTAGAAGATCAACAAGTTTCGGCAGAAAGTTCTGCAGTTACAATTGCAGGATCTCCTGCAGTAGATCAACAAACTTACTTTCAAATATTTAGAGATGCAGATGCAGGTGGAGATACTTTTACTGGAGTAGCTAGACTTCTAGGTATCAAAATATTCTTTACTACTGATGCAGCTAACGATGCATAATTATGAGAGATTTAAAAAATAATCTTACTTCAAGTAAAAGTAAAAAAACAAACTCAAGAAGAGGTAAATCATTTGGTTATCAAGTTTTAGGATTTGGTGCTGGTGGTAGCTCTGTATCAGCAGAATTTGATTATTTAGTTATTGCTGGTGGTGGATCTGCTACTGGAAGTATTGGAGGAGGAGCTGGAGCCGGTGGTTATAGAACTTCTTTTCCAGGTGGAACAAAAATAGAATTAACAGGTGGTGACACAATTACAGTAGGAGCTGGTGGAGCACGTACAACTACATCTCCAACTCAAGCTGGTATTCTTGCAGGTAAAGGTGGCAATTCAATTGCAGGAGATATTACTTCTGCTGGTGGTGGTACACCGAATGGAGATACTGCTTACGGACCTCCTAATGCATCTCCAGATAACTATGCAGTTAGAAGCGGTGGTAGTGGAGCAGGTGGCGGTCATCAATATTCTTGGCCAGTAGGAGCTGGAAACGTACCTCCAACAAGTCCCCCACAAGGAAATCCCGCAGGACCAGGAAATGGTACTTGGGGAGCATCGGGTGGAGGTGGAGCTGGTGGAGCCGGATCAAGTTCAGGAAGTAATGCTTACAGTAGTCCGGGTGGAGCTGGTGGAGCAGGATTATCAAATTCAATTACAGGATCATCTGTCGGTAGAGCTGGCGGTGGTGGCGGTGGAGCATTTGTACAAAATGGTAGCGGTGGCCCTGCTTCATCAGGTGGTGGTGCTGGCGGTAGTTCACCTGGCGGAACTGGAGCAGCTGGAACTGCAAATACAGGTGGTGGTGCTGGCGGTGGTTCAGGAGATTCTCCAGCCCCAGGTCCAACTAATAATGGTGGAAGTGGAGTTGTAATATTAAGTTTAGCTACACCTGATGCTCCCGGAGGTATTGGAGCTACTCCAGGAACAAATACAGTAACTACTTCAGGTGGAAGAACAATTGTAACATTTAATGTAACAGGAAAATTAGAATTATAATGGCACATTTTGCAGAAATAGATTCAAACAATAAAGTTTTAAGAGTGGTCGTTGCTTGCAATGACGACATCGCAAATAATGGTGGAGAACAATCTGTTGAAGCTGCAGCACATTTTAGACAAATTTGTAGTTTATCAATTAATGGAGTAAATTGGGTTCAAACTTCTTACAACAATAATTTTAGAAAAACCTTTGCTGGTTATGGAATGACATATGACATTGTAAAAGATAAATTTTTAGAACAACAACCTTTTCCATCGTGGTCTTTAAATGATAACGATGATTGGGTAGCACCAATTGCTTACCCTTCAATTACTTCAGAAGTAACAGAAGGTGTTTTACCTGCAGAAGGTGTTAAGTTTATAGATATAAAATGGGATGAAGATAATCAAAAATGGTTAGCTAAAAAAATAATAAACGACAGTGGTGATTTAGCAAATATTGAATGGAATCCAAGTTTAAGTTCTTGGTCTGTCGTTTAAATATAAACTTTACAAAATATAAAAAATAATATAAAAATTCTGCAAGAAAGTTATGCAGATTAAATATTCATATTGGTATTTTCAAAAAGCTTTATCATTAAAATTTTGTGAACAGGTAATTCAGTGTGGGAAAAAATCACATAAAGTTCAAGCTAGTATTGGCAAAAAGAAAAAAATGTCAAAAAAAGATTTAGAAAATACAAGAGATTGTAAAATTTCTTTTTTAAATCAACATTGGATATATAAAGAAATACAACCTTTTATTCATGCAGCAAACAAATCAGCTGGTTGGAATTTTGATTGGGATTATACAGAAGAAGTTCAATTTACTGAATATAAAAAAGGAAATTTTTATCAATGGCATCAAGATGAATGGCCTGTACCTTATAGTGACCCAGCTAACAAAATTTTATTAGGAAAAAATAGAAAACTTTCAGTAACTATTTCTCTTTCTGACCCTAAAGATTATAAAGGAGGTGAATTAGAATTTGATTTACGAGATAGAGTTGATGGAAAACCACATTACATTAAATGTAAAGAAATTTTACCTAAAGGATCTATTGTTGTATTTCCTTCTTATGTTTGGCACAGAGTAAAACCAGTAACAAAAGGTGTTAGACATTCATTAGTAGCGTGGAACTGTGGAAAACCTTTTAAATAAAATGAATTTTAAAAAAGATAAATATTTAGTTAAGAAAAATATTCTTTCAAAAGAAATGTGTGATTTTATGTACCACTACTTTTTTCTAAGAGTAAAAGTTGCAGACACTTTATTTAAAACAACATACATTTCCAAAAGCGACACAGATTGGGGTACGTGGGCAGATCCACAAGTACCTAATACTTTTTCTATCTACGGAGACATAGCTACTGAAACACTTCTTATGAAACTTAGACCTATAATGGAAAAAGCAACTAATTTAAAATTAGTTGAAACTTATTCATATGCTAGAGTGTATAAAAAAGGAGATGTTTTAAAAAAACATCTAGATAGAAAAAGTTGCGATATATCTACAACATTAAATTTAGGTGGAGACCCTTGGCCTATTTTTTTAAAAGATACAAATAACAAAACTATTAAAGTAAATTTAAAACCAGGAGATATGCTAATTTATTCTGGCTGTGAGTTAGAACATTGGAGAGAAGAATTTACAGGTAATAAATGTATTCAAACTTTTCTTCATTTTAATAAAGCTAAAAAGAAAGACAGTAACCAATATGATAATAGATTACATTTAGGATTACCCGATTGGTTTAAAGAAAGATTTAAAAAATGAGAGTTTTAGGTATTTCTCCAATGCATGATAGTAGTGTTGCGGTTATTAATAATGGTGTATTAGAATATTTTTGTAAAGAAGAAAGATTGACTAGAGAGAAGCGAGCACGCAATCCTTTATTATCTATTGATAAAGCATTTAAACATGCACAAGGAAAAATAGATTTTGCTGTCATATCTTCTCCCACAAAAACAGATCCTCTTAATAATTTTTTAGAAACTTATTTATCTAAAAAAACTAAAACAAAAATAATTCGTCTTTGTGATTATCACCATTTATCTCATGCAAGTTTAGCTTTTTATAATAGTGGTTTTAAAAAATGTTTAGCTGTTGTTATAGATAGAAATGGATCTTACTTTGATAGATTACGAGAAAGTGAAAGTGTTTTTATTTGTGACTATCCTAATTACTTTAAACCTATTTATAAATCTTTTTGGTTAGAACGTATGGGTACGTTTGAAGATCAACTTAATTTAAATAAAATTATAGAACTTAAAACTTTTAAAAATCTTGAAAATTGTGAGATATCAGCAGACAGTACTATGAGTATTACCAGAGTATATGAAAGTGCCACTACTCTTATAGGACAACATCCTTTGGAAAATGGAAAGACAATGGGACTAGCAGCTTATGGTAAAGATAAAAAATTTAAAGATTTTTTTATAGATGGTATTCCTAATACTAATCTTTTTATGAATAGTTTTGAAATTGAAGACCAACCAGTAATATATAAAAAATATATAAATGATACGGTTAACGAAGTGCCGAAAAATAATTATAGTCTTTATGCCGATTTTGCTTTTCAAGTTCAAAAACAAACTCAAGAAGAAGTTTTAAAACTTGTAAAAAAATATGTTGATAAGACAAAAATTAAATCTGTGTGCATTACAGGAGGGTATGGTTTAAATGTAGTGACTAACGAATACCTTATAAAAAATTTACCAGAAGTTAATTTTTACTTTGAACCTATGGCTGACGATACAGGTAATAGTATAGGTGCTGCTATGTTAGTATATCGTAATGAAACAAATGATAAAAAAATATACCCTTTAAAAAATACTTTTTTTAATAATATAAATCATAAAATAAAAATTAAAGGTCAGAGTGTTACAGATAAAAAAATAGCAAAACATTTAAGTGAAGGAAAAACGGTTGCTGTGTTTAATGGTAAAGCTGAAGCAGGTCCGAGAGCTTTAGGTAATCGTTCAATTTTATTTGATCCAAGAAATTTAAAAGCAAAAAAAATAATAAACAATATAAAAAAAAGAGAATGGTATAGACCTTTTGCTGCTTCTGTATTACTTGAACACATGAAAGATTATTTTGAAACACATAACATTAAAGCTTCTCCATTTATGACAGTATCTTTTCAAGTAAAAAAAAATAAAAAATATAAAATACCTGGAGTAGTACATGTAGATGGAAGTTGTCGTATACAAACTGTAGATAAAACAATTCCTCACTATTATAATCTTTTAAAAAAATTTAATAAAATTACAGGAATACCTATATTATTAAACACAAGTTTTAATATAGCGGGAGAACCTTTGGTAGAGACAGTAAGAGATGCTATAAATACATTTAATAAAACTGCCATAGATATTTTATGGTTTCCAGAAATTAAAAAAATGATGAAAAAATGAAAACATATAAAAATTATTTACCTAAAGAATTTTTTAACAAACTAAATACAACTGTATCTAGTAGTAATTTTCCATGGTATTTTTCATCTAGGTTATTAAGTTACTCAAAAAAAGAAAGTAGTGATAACTTTTTTATGTTCCATAGATTATTAGATTATGGAGTAGAAAATACAATAACAAGTAATTTTTTTGATATGTTTTATCCTCTTATTTATTTTCTTGACAAAAAACATAAAGTTAATAATTTAATGCGAATGCAGATAAATATGTATACTAATCAAAATAAAAAAATAAGTCACCCACCTCATATAGATTTTCATGACGAACCAGGAGAAAAAACTAAAGGAGTTAAAACAGGTTTATTTAATTTTACAACATGCAATGGTGGGACTAATATAGATAAAAAATTTTATGAATCTAAGGCTAATGAATTTCATGTTTTTGATAATGATACAAAACATTTTGGGGTTATACAAACCAACACCCCTATTAGAATAATAATTAATGTAAATTGGAGGTAAATATGGATGATAAAACTGTTGCTCAAATAAAAAAATTACAACAAATAATACAGGATCTAAAAGATCAATTAGAACAAGAACAGGCTGTTAAAAAATCAGAAGTATTAATGAATTATGATTTAAAATGTTACAATAAAAAATTAGAAATTCAAATACAAGAACTGGTTAGAATTAATGAATCTTTTTTAAATCAACTTGTTAAACTGAGATTACAGCTAGGTTCTATTTTTGACCAAAGCTAAAAAAATAATTATATTAGGTGGTGGAGCAGCGGGTTGGCTTACTGCTTTGTTTTGTCAATCAAGTCTTAAGGACCATAGTATTACTTTAATAGAAAGTAATACAATTGGTATTCTTGGTGCGGGGGAAGGGACTACACCACACATGGTTGATTTTTTAAAGTTAATACAAATTGATATTGAAGATTTAATTAAACAAACAAAAGGTACTATTAAAAATGGTATTAGTTTTGAGAATTGGAATGGAGATAATAAAAAATACTTTCACCCTTTTGGTGTATCAAAAAAAATAGATCCTTTCTATGTTCCTAATATTTTTACACACGATTGTTATGACATATATTTAAAATCATTGATTGATAAAAAATTAAATTTTAATGAATATGATTATCCAACAAATATTTCTTATAAGAATCAAATAGATCCTACGAATGTAAGGTTTGCTTTACACATAGATGCTCACGAGTTTGCTAACTATTTAAAAATAGTAGCTATTAAAAGAGGCATTAAACATATACAGGGAGATTTTAAAAAATTACAGACAGATAAATATGATTGCATAAAATCTATACAACTTAAAAACAATAAAATATATGATTGTGATTTTATATTTGATTGTACAGGTTTTGCTAGATTATTAATAGGAAAACATTACAAAGAAAAATGGATTAGTTATCAAAAACATTTACCTATGAAAAAAGCTATTCCTTTTATATTAGATTCAGAAAAAGTTATTAAACCCTACACTCAAGCTGTTGCTATGAAACACGGGTGGATGTGGAAAATACCTTTGCAGAATAGGATAGGTGGAGGATATGTATTTGATTCTGATTATATAAATAATGACCAAGCTGTTGATGAAATTAATAAATCTTTAGGTAAAAAAATTAAACCAATAAAAATAATTAATTTTGATGCTGGTAGATTTCAAAATACTTGGGTTAAAAATTGTATGGCTGTAGGATTATCATCTAGTTTTACAGAACCTTTAGAAGCAACATCTTTGTTTTTAACTGTAGAACAATTAAACATATTTTCTCAATATATTCCATATATGTTTAAACCTAATACAAAAGCATTAAATCAATTTAATGATATTGTAGGAAATAGTAATGATGAAGTTATGCATTTTCTCTATCTCCATTATCTAACAAAAAGAAAAGATAGTAAGTTTTGGCAAGAGTTTAAAAATAAAAATAAATGTCCTAAACAATTAATAGAAACTTTAGAGCACATAAAAGAGGGTATTTTAATATATCCTTTATTTAAAGATAAGGTAAAAACGGCTAGTTTTATATTAAGAAGTCATTTATATATAGCTAATGGAGTAGGGTTAATTAAAAAGAAAATTAACTTACATAACATACAACCAACACCTAAAGAATACAAAAAACTATGGGGCAGGTGGAAATAATATAAAGCATAAAGCTATTTATAAGTAACAAATTATATAGTATAATTATGTAATTTTTATTATATAGTACAATTATGCCATTAACTCAATTAAACTTTCAACCTGGAATAGATACTGAAAACACTCCTACAGGTGCAGAAGGTAGATGGATTGATTGTGATAAAGTAAGATTTCGTAAAGGACTTCCTCAAAAAATAGGAGGTTGGACTAAATTTAGTGAAACTTATTATGTAGGAGTTGGAAGAGCTTTAGAACAATGGTTTGATTTAAATGGAGCACGTTACGAAGCTTTAGGAACTGATAGAAAACTTTATGTATATCAAGGTGGTGATAACCAAGATATTACTCCTATAAGAACTACTGCTAATTTAATTAATGCTATTACTACTACTAATGCAAGTGCTACTTTAACTATTACTGATTCATCTCATTTAGCAGCTGTTGGTGATTTTGTTACATTATCTAGTGTTAGTGCTAATGTAGGTGGAATAGCAAATACTGTTCTTGATGCTGAATATGAAATATTATCTATTACAAACGCTGATGCTTACATAGTTCAAAGTAGTGCAACAGCAACTTCTACTGCTGGTCCTAGTGCTAATTGTACTGTTTCTTATCAAATACCTATTGGACCAAGTGTACAAACTTTTGGTTTTGGGTGGGGAGCTGGAACTTGGAATGCTGGTACTTGGAATACTCCTAGAACAAGTTCACAAATTACTCTTGATGCAAGATTATGGTGTATAAATAATTGGGGTGAAGATTTAGTTATTACTGAAAAAGATGGATCAACTTATGAATGGCTTGAATCAGGTGGAATGTCAGGTAACAGAGCTACTGTTGTAGCTAATGCTCCTACTACTTCTACTTTATCATTAGTATCTACAGAAACTAGACACGTTGTGTGTATGGGTACAGAGACAACTATTGGTAATATAGGTACTCAAGATAAAATGTTTATTCGTTGGTCAGATCAGGAAAATTATAATCAATGGACACCTAATGTAACTAACTCTGCAGGATCACAAAGAATAGCAGGCGGAAGTGAAATTAGATGTGCTCGACCTGCTAAAGGAACTATATTAGTATGGACAGATACTACAATGCAATCAATGTCATTTATAGGACCTCCTTTTATATTTGGATTTAGACAATTAGGTAATGACTGTGGAGCTGTAGGTTTAAATAGTTCAATAGTAATTGATGACGTTGCTTATTGGATGTCAGATGGACAGTTCTTTAGATATGCAGGTGCTGTTCAAGAAATACCTTGTCCTATATTAAATCATGTATTTGATAATATTAATAAAACTCAGTATGCACAAGTTTATGCTGCACAAAATTCTAACTTTTCTGAAGTAATATGGTACTACTGTTCAAGTTCCTCTGATCAATGTGATCGTTATGTAATCTATAATTATTTAGAAAACTCTTGGTATTTTGGAAATATGGATAGAAGTACTTATCAAGATAATGGAGTTGAATTAAATCCTTTAGCTACAGAGTATTTTCCTAATAACACAACTAATAGTTACGTTACAATTAATGGATTAACAGCTGGAAGAAGTATTATTTATAGAATGGAAAATGGAGTAGATGCTGATGGAGCTGCTTTACCAGCTTTTATACAATCTGGAGATGGAGATATAGCTGATGGTGAAACATTTAGTTTTATAAATAAAATTATACCAGATTTTCAAAATCAAACTGGCAATGCTATATTAACTTTAAGTGTAAAAGATTATCCTAATGATACAGCAACTGTAGGAGAAACTTTAACAGTAAGCAACACAACAGCTTTTATGAATACACGTATTCGTGGTAGACAATCTAATATAAAAATAGAAAATACAGCGGTCGGAGATAATTGGAGATTTGGTACGCTGAGAGTAAACATAAAACAAGATGGAAAAAGATAAATATACAATACGACCAGCTCGAATATCAGATGCTGTTCGAATAAGAGAATTACTTAAAACGTGGCTTACAGAGGCTCCATTTAACTTTGGAAATACTAATAATGCTAAAGCTTTAGAAAATATAGTGTTTTACATTAAGAATAGTTTTGTTATAGTAGTAGAACATGAAAATATTATTGTAGGTACATTAGCTGCTACAGTTGATGAAACGTGGTATAGTGACAAAAAGTTTATGAGAACTTTATGGTTACATGTTAATCCTAGACATAGAAACTTTAGGATATTTCGTTCTATAATGGTTGTTTTCAAAGAATACGCACTAGCTAATAAAGTAACTGCGATATGCGAAATCTTTCAAGGTAAAGACGTTGAAAGAAAAGACAAAGCTTTTAATAAATTAGGATTTAAAGTTATCGGAGGAACTTATATAGTCAATGGGTAGTATTTTCAAACCAAAAACAACAGTAGTACAGGCACCACAGCAGTCATCGACTAGCTATCAAATACCTGAATACTTTAAAGAAATTCAAGAACGAACTTTAAGAACAGCTGAAAATGTTTTTGCTCAACCTTATAAGGGTTATCAAGGCCAACGAATAGCTCAATTAGATCCATCAGAAATACAAGCAGAAAATATTTATAAAAATCAAATTATTCCACAATCTGGTCAATTAACTAATATTGCAAATCAAACTTATGATACTGCAACAGCTCAAGCTTATGCTAACCCATATGAAAATCAAGTTATTTCAGGAGCTTTAGGAGATTTACAAGAAGCTTATGGTCAATCACAAACAGCAATGAATGCTCAAGCTGTAGGTGCTGGAGCTTTTGGTGGAGAAAGACAAGGAATACAAAATGTATTAGGACAAGAAAGATATTTAGATTCAGTAGCTGATACATCATCTAGATTAAGACAAGCTGGTTTTGAATCAGGTGCAAATAGATTTATGCAAGATAGAGCAACACAATTAGGTGGTGCAACTTCTCAACTAGGTGCTTTACAACAAGCTTCACAAGGCCTTAATGCTTTTGGAGCACAAGCAAGAGGTATAGAACAAGCTGGTCTTGCAGAAGGTTACAGAGATTTTATAGAAGAAAGAGAATATCCTGCTGGACAAATAAGACAAATGGTTGGTGCTTTATCAGGTGCTCCTATAAGAAGTTATGGAGAAGAAAGATCAGGATCAGTAGGTACACCAGTTGTAGGACAGAGTACCTTTGGTCAAATATCAGGTGCAGCATTAGCTGGGGCACAATTTATGTCTGATATAAGATTAAAGAAAGATATTAAGTTAGTTGGTAAATCTCCTAAAGGAATTAAAATTTATAACTTTAAATATTTAGGTGATGATAAAACATATCAAGGTGTAATGGCTCATCAAGTACCACAAGCATCTACTCCTAATCAATTTGGTTACTTAATGGTAGATTACTCTAAACTTGATGTAGAGTTTAAGGAGGTTTAATGGACGATAATTTTCCTAAAAAAGATAAAAAAGAAAATAATAAAATACCAGTAGATATTATTAATGATGATCAAGCTTTAGCAGCAGCTTTTGAAATAATGACTGATGAAGAGGACAGTGCAGCTAATTATGTAAATGACACAACTCTTGGTTCATTTATGGATAGACTTCCAGAACAAGCTTTAACTAGAGCAGAAATGAGAGCAGCTGGTGATTTGAATGATGACTATACGCTTACTGATAAGGGTTATGAAACATATGGGATGGAAAATCCTGACAAAAATTATGATGATCTTGGAAATGAAATTAAAGAAGAAGTTTCTCTAATAAATGAAGAAAAAAATAAAGTTTTTAAAAATGATGGTGGAAAAAAAGAAAAGAAAGGTTTAATAAATTCAATAGGAAAAGCTTTTAGTAGTATATCTAATAAACTTGAAACTAATATTGAAACAATGTTAAATGACCCAGGGAAACGTGCTTTATTTTACGCTGGAACAGATATGGTTGATAAAGCATCACGGATCACTCCTATTAGTTCTGGTAAAGCTCAATCTCCTTTTGGTCAAATTGTTTCTGGTTTTGGAACTGGAGTAAAAAGAGTTAAAGCTGAAGAAATGTCAGCAGCTAATGCTGCTTCAAAAGCAAGTTCTACTAATATGAAAAATCAATTAGAAATGTTAAAACTAGGATTAGAACAAAATAAACCAAGTAAATTAGAAATAAGATCATATGATAACTTAGATAAAATATTTGAAGATATACAATCAGCTACAAGTGCTACTACTACATATAGTCAACAAAAAAAATTAGTTAAAGAATTTGCAGCTGATAAAAATAATGCAGTTCTTCCAGTTGGTAGAATTAAAAGTAATATACCTTTAATATTACAATCAATAAATGAATTATTACCTGCTGGTTTAAGACAAGATAATAAATTTTTTGAACAAATAGAAACAGACGCAAATTTTCTTAATAGTTCAAATAAATTAACTAATATAAATGTCTTAACTGCTTTATCTAATACTAAATTAGTTCCAGTATCTGATAAAGACCTTGAAGTAGTAAAAACTACAAAAGTAAGTATAAAAGATCCAGCACAAACTTATTTAACAAATTTAGTATATCAAGATGCTATAAATACAATTAATGCAGAAACTATTGCTTTTAAAGATGATTTTATAAAAAGTAGAGGATCTAAAAGAGGAAGTGAAAGAGATTTTAATAAAGAATTGGAATCAATTGGTGCATTATCTACAAGAAATAAAATATTAAGTGAATCACAATATGACAAAGAACAAATCTATGAAGAAGCAAAAGCATTAGGATTTGTTCAAAGTTACGAAAAGTATGGAAATGAAATAGTAGATTATTCTCCATTTGCTTTAGCTTCTGCTAAAGCTTCCTTAGATATGGGAGGTAAAGCTAGTTATGGTAGATTTACATATTCAGAAACTAATGATGGAACTGGTGCTAATACTACAGTTACTGGTAATGGAGAAGCTGTTGATGGTGATGGTTGGAAAGGCAAATATCCTAATATAAAAGATTTATCAGAAGAAAATAAATTAGAAAAAAAGGAAAACTAAATGAGTAGTGAATCTTTAGTTACTTCAAAAGAAGAAGAAAAACAAATCCCTGTTATTAATATAAATAGAAATGTAGGTGAAAGTAATGAAGGTGAAATAATGCCTGAAAAAGTTTCTCTTGAAGAAAAAGTTATTCCAGCAGAAAGTGAAAATCCAGAATTAAATAATGAACAAGATATGGCAGTTAAAGCTGCTGATAATATTTTAAGTAATGAAATTGATAACTCTGCTAATGAATCTTTAGCAACATCTAAAACGACCGCAGGTGAAGTCGATGGTGTCGTGGATCAAAACCAAATCATAACAATTCCAGAAGATGAGTTTCCAGCTTCTAAAACAAAAGTTGAATTCACTCCTGAAATGCAAAAAGTAATTGAATTATATTCTACTTTTGAAAATGATATAGGTCCTTATGTTACAATAGATCAAGCTAAAGAAGTAGTAACAAATAATTATAATGATGAAACAATTGCTAAAG